AATGTTGCCGTGGTGCTGGTCTTGACGATGGAGTTGGCTTTAGACTCTAGGCTGATGGCACGTGCCCAAGTCGAAGTGTCCTTCGTCCAGTAGAAAATCTCGCCTGAACGCTCCGCAAAAATCAGGTCATCGCCGTAGTTAAACTGCGACCAAAGACGCAGCGGAATGCCCTGCGGATTAGCCGAACCCCAACCGCCATAACCCCACGGAGGACCGCCCCAACCAACTTGAGTTGTGTATACAGCAGGGCCAGCATTGATTTGATAATTAGCAACGACTAGTGAACCGCCACCCGTAACAGAACTTGTAGCCGCACTTGGAGCAATGATCGTAAACGTATTGGCACTAGGCACTGAAATAACTTCAAATTCGCCATTCAAGACGAGACTCATGCCACCGCCTGTGAGCGCCGTAGCGCCAGAAAAAGTGACGTAAGAGCCGATTGAAGTGCCGTGCGCCGTGGCGCTAACAAATACAGATTTGCTACTCGATGTCGTCGTGAACGGATTCTGAGTCAGTGTGACCGAGGCTGCACGAAGCGGGGTGATGTCGTAGTAGGCACCACCTAATTCCACGTAATACTTCTGATTTGTGCCAACACCCAGCAGGTTCTGAGAAGTCAGCGTCACCCAGTTCCAGAGTGCACGGGCAACGCCTTTAAACGTCGAGCCAGCAATCGAACTGATATTGACCCAACCGCCAATCTTTTGGGTAAAGCCGCCACGGAACCGTATCTTTTCGGATACAAAAAAGCCGCCTTCGTTGGCGTAGTTAGTGATCTCTCGGTTGACACCGGATCTAAATACAACCTTCTGAATTGGCATCAAACTACTCCCGAGAGATACAACGCCCGTTCGTCGTTGCGCCTTTTTACCAGCCCCGGCAGGACTCTACCACCCGCCTTCGTCCACTTCAGAAACTCATCAGCCGCTTCCTCAAAGTCACCCCGGTTTGTCTTCATCCGAAGGGAAGAGCGTTGGAGATTGCCAAGACCCACGTTGAAGGCAAAACTAACGAGAGAATCGAAGACTCCCTGATTGCCAGCAGCAGCAGGGCAAAGTCGAACCACACCACGCTCAAACCGACGAAGGTCTTGAGAAAGTATCCCGTCCACCTCGTCCATCGTGAGAACCCGGTCCCAGCCTGCGGGTATCGGTAGATTCTTGCGCTCCTCATACTTCACCGTAGCGTGAGCGGGGTCAATCACATGGCCGACACCGACAGTCCACAAGAGGGCAGGGCAGCGGTAAGGCTTGGTCCGTACCCCCTCGTGATGTTTGATCATGTCGATGGCAGCCTTGGAGACTTTCACTTCTTAGCGAACGCTTGCGTGCCGAACCAAAAGGCTATGATTGACGACAGTATGAGCATCTCGTCATCCGAGAATACTTCAGCCATCGCAGCGGCAAACGGCACACCCGTGTTGTAGGCATACCAAACACCCGCAATGTTGATAGCAACGAGTTCCAACACGAAGATGTAAGTCACGACCGGACGGACCGAAGCGCGAAGATTGATCATCCACTGACTCGCGCCTTTGCCAATCTCCATGTCGTGCTGATACAGGGCTTGGCGTTCCTCACCTGCCGTCTGAGTTTGAATTTGCTCTAACTTGATCTCTTCGACCCGCGCCTGAGCAATGAACCCACGCTCAGCCAGCGCCAACTCACGCTCCTTCTGGGCAGCGACCAAGGCCAACTCGTGTTTCTTATCCTGTCGGTCTTGGAAAATTTGCAGGATCTTGGGCAGCCCACCCGCGAGAAAGGACAGAAAGGTTGAGATCATCGTCATCATGGGTGCGTCCTCTTGTACTCATCGAACTCGGCTTTGAGTTCTTGAATGGCTTTGATCAGTGGGGCGATGAACTCACCATATCTCAATGTCACACGGTCATCGCCGCCTGTAATTTTGAAGTCTTGATACCCACCAAAGTCGGTACCCATCGCATCCATGACTGCTTTCACTTCTTGGGCAATCAAACCCTGATGGAGGCGGTTGCGTTTATGCGTTCCGTCGTGAGTCAAGTTGGCAAGTTTGCTGGCTTCGTGCCATGCATCCCATTCTGCTTTAGGAGCATCAACAGCAGGTTTGGGTGGGCGGTAGTCTTCACGGTAATCCCAACGGTACATCACCGGGCGCAAAGCCATGATGAAGTTCAAACCAAGGTTGGTATTTTGAACGTCTGCCTTATCACGGATGTCAGAAGCACGGGGAACCACATCTCCGTAAGAATAGGAAGTCGTGTTTGTATCGCCTAGTTGAAGTTCATTGTTGTTAATGCAAACAGCGCCAGCACCGAGACAAGTGATACCACTGAAATTGCCAGTAATACCTGCATCAAATCCAAGGAAAGTGGATTCAATTTTGGCACTTGTAATACCCCAACCGCTCTCGGCACCTACAAAAGTACAGGTATCGCTAGTAGTGGCGTTTTTACCCGCTTGCCAACCAATAGCGGTGTTATATCCGTTACCGGTTGTGTTACCAAGAAGCGCCCCGTAGCCGACAGCAGTGGCAGCACTTGCACTAGTTGCAGCAGTTAGAGCGTCTACGCCAACAGCAACATTTTGAGTTGCTGAAGTAAATGAATCCCCCGCTGCTACACCGTAAGTGGTGTTACTAGAGCCGGTTGTACCAATTACGCTACTCGCGCTAATAGTGATAGACCCAGCACCGTTAGTAATAGTGACATTAGTGCCAGCAGTTAAAGTCGCAAGAGACAACCCAGAGCCGTTACCAATTAGCAGTTGCCCGTTAGTGGCAGACGTAGCTGTGGATATATAAGTCGTCGCTTCAACAATATCTGTACCATTAGATACAAGGATTTGTTTAGAACCTTTCGGAACCGCCACACCGGTCTGACCAGCCACTTTCATCGTGATCGTGCCGGATGAGCAGTTGTTGTAGACGAAGTAGAGTTTCTTGTTGGACGGGACAATGACCGTGCTGCCGTTCCCAGTGAACTCCAAGTACATGTTCCGGGCTACGCCGGTCGCACCATTGGGTATGGTCAGGGTCAGAGTGACTCCGGAAGTTAGGGCTTGGGTTTCATACCCGGAAATGGCCTGCTCGACCAAAGTTCCCAAGTTGGTGTTGGTGGTATTGCCCCACGTACCGGCTTGATCGCCAGTTCCGATGAGTTCCAATGCCAAGTTGGTGCTGTATGTACTAGCCATGTTTAAGCCTCTACGCCGCTATTGGCGTCCAAATATCTGTATCGCCCGTACTAATCGGTGTCCAAGTTGACGCTGACGGGTCAGGAATTGGCGTCCACGGCCCGGTCGGGACAGGCACGATATTACCCCAAACAGTGACTTGCCCCACGGTTCCCACTGCCGACACGCCCGTGACGAAGACAGTGGCTCCAGCCGAGACTGCAACCGTACCGACCTGACCTGTGGCCGACACCCCAGTGACCGGGACAACAATCTCAATGAAGATTGAGACATTGCCAAGTTCGCCTGTTGCCTCAACCCCGGTAAGGGTGACATTGGCTGCACCTGTGGCAGTAACCGTACCGACCGCGCCTGAAGCCTGAACCCCCGTAACAGGAGCATTGGCATCGGCAGCGACAGCAACCGTTCCGACTTCGCCCGTGCCTTCAACGCCGGTAAGAAAGATCGTGGCAGTGCCTGTGACCTCGACCGTGCCAGTCTGCCCGTTGGCTTCGACTCCCGTGACGGGAACATTGGCTTCGCCAAAGACAAAGACTGTTCCAATCTGCCCGTTAGCCTCGACACCATTAACGAGGGTGTTGGCAGCAGCGACGACAAGAACCGTACCGACAAAACCATTGCCCTGTACCCCCGTGACAACAACCGCCCCTTCCCCCAGTGCGGAGAATGGCGCTGCTGAAAGAGGTACAAAGCCGAGCATCGGCTTAGATCGTCAGCGAACCTGCGCTCGGAACTTCAACCCACGACTGCGTGGCTTCGTCCCATGAGTACATCTTGCCATCTTGCGGCATCGGTACTGGGGCTTCCCACTGCGCGGTGTTGCTGTTCAGAACCCACGACGGATAGGGCTTCGGCGGAACAAATGCGTCGATACCGGCATCGTAGGTGTAGCCAATACCTGCATAGTTCTTGCGAATGTTGCCGTTGTAGGAAGTCTGTTTCCAGTTCCCACCCAGCAAACGCTGGCAGAACGCCACGCCGATGCTCTCGACTTCGTTGCCGTTAGCGTCAGCCGTGTCCTTGTTGGCTACGACGATGACTCGCAGCACAACATTGTTGTCATCAATTTCAGCAAAGTGAGCCATGTTTAATCCCTCAAATGTAAACCGGTTAGAGATTTTTCATCCCCAACGTAACCAACAGGAAACGTGTTAAACGACAAACTGATCCGAGTGTCTTCGCCCTGCACGGTCTGAACCATGTGCGTCAGGCTAGACGGAAACAGAATCAACTCTTTTGCAACTGCTTCAAACCACCAAGACTCGGAGTTGTACAAGTTCCAGTTCTCGGTCGGCAGGCTGATCTGCTTGTAGCCATCCTTGTAGAAATAGATCTTGTCCGATTCTTTGTTGGCTTTGATGTACAGCACACCAGAGACAAAAGAGTTCGGATGAGCGTGTTTGTGATGCCACTGTCCGGGCTTGGTGTAGTTTAACCAAGACTGCGTGATCCGAAGGTTTACATCCTTGCTCGGGGCATGGATCTCCTTCAGGTACGTCGCAACAGAAGCCTC